CACGCCTATAACCCCTGCTTATCATTACGCCTCAAGGGGTTGCGACAGGTTCGCCTGATGTCGCAACCCCTATTGTGCTTCCGGCCCACCTGTCGCCTGCCCCGCGCATCACCAGCACTGAACGAGTGTCGCCCCGCTGGCGTCTGCACGCGCGCTGGCGGGGTTGCGGGACGCGGCGATGGCGCTCACACCGAAACAACAGCGCTTTGTTGACGAATACCTCGTAGACCTCAACGCGGACCAGGCCGCGCGGCGCGCGGGGTACTCCAGCCGCACCGCCCGTTTTCAGGCCAGCCAGAACTTAACAAAACGCAACATTCAGGAGGCCATCGCGCAGCGGCGTACCCAGCTCGCCCAGACCCATGACGTCACGCCCGAGCGGGTCATTGCTGAGCTCGCCTTGATCGGCTTTGCCTCGATGCGGGACTATGCGCAGTGGGACCAGCACGGCGTCACGCTCACCGCCTCGACGCAGCTCACCCCGGCGCAGGCCCGCGTCGTGGGGGAAGTTTCGCAGACCGTGACCCTGGCCGGGGGCACGGTGCGCTTCAAGCTCTATAACAAAGTCGCCGCGCTCGATAAACTGGCGAAGCATCTGGCGCTCTACCCCACCCGCATCTTTATTGAAATCTTGCACAAACTGAAACGCGTGCCGCAGATGGCCGATGACGAACTCGACCAGCTCATTGCCGAGGTAGAGGACTATGTACGCCACGCTGGATGAACCCCAGATTCTGGCCACGGTGGCGCGCCGCACCAAAGCGCGCCGGATACAGGGCACGCGTGCGCCGGCGGGGCAGTACGTCTGCGATCCGCTGGGCTTTGTGCAGGACACCTATCCCTGGGGGCAGGGCCCCCTGAGTGCCTGGGACGGTCCGGATACCTGGCAGACCGAGGTCCTCACAACACTGGGGCAGGACCTGGCGGCTGGCACGTATCAGCGCTTTGCGGTGGCTGCTGGGAAGGGTATCGGGAAAGGCGCCCTGGCCGCCATGCTGGTGCACTGGTTTATCGCCACTCGCCCGCATCCCCAAATCGTCGTCACCGCCAATACCAAAGCGCAGCTCGAAACCAAAACCTGGCGCGAACTGGCGAAGTGGCATCAGCTCTCGGCCCCGCTTCAGCAGGACTACACCTGGACCAAAACCCTCTATCAGCGCACCCAGACGCCGGCCACCTGGTTTGCCGCGGCGATTCCCTGGAACGAACACAAGCCCGAAGCCTTCAGCGGCACGCACGATCAGGACGTGCTGATGATTGCCGACGAAGCCTCGATTCTGCCCGACACCATTTGCGACGCCATCGAGGGCTGCCTCACCACCCCTGGCGCGCTGTGCGTCTTTCTGGGGAATCCCACGCGCACCACCGGTCGCTTCCGGGAAATCTTCCCCGGCGGCCGCTTCGCGCATCGCTGGCGCACCTGGCAGATTGATTCCCGCACCTGTCGCCATACCGACAAAGATCTGATTGCCGAGTGGATCGCTGACTGGGGCGAGGACTCCGATTATATCCGGGTCAACGTCCAGGGCCAGTTTCCCCGCCAGGCCGTCGGGCAGTTTATCGGCGAGGACCTCATTGCGGCCGCCCGGGAGCGCCACGCGGTCGACGATCCGCTCCAACCGACCATCATTGGGGTGGACGTGGCACGCTTTGGCGATGATCGCTCGGTCATCCTGGTGCGCTGTGGCGGCACCATCCGTGAGACGCGGATCTACCGTGAGATCGACACCGTGCGTCTGGCCGGCTTTGTCTGCGAAGTGGCGGACCAGTACCGCAGTCAGCGTCCCACCCTGTTTGTCGACGCGGTCGGGATTGGCGCCGGCGTGGTCGATCAATGCCGCGCCCGGGGCTACGCCGTGCAGGAAGTGCAGGCCGGTGGGAGTGCCCAGGACCCCCTGCACTATGCCAACAAGCGCGCCGAAATGTGGGACCGCACCCGGGAGTGGCTGCGCAGTCGCGGTTGCCTCGCGGACACCGCCGTGATGCGTGAACTGGCGACCGACCTGCAGGCGCCGGAGTATGCCTATGATCGCCAGGGCCGCCTCCAGATCGAGACCAAGGCCAGTATGAAAAGCCGGGGGCTGGCGTCCTCCGACGTCGCCGACGCGCTGGTGCACACGTTTTGTGAACCGGTGGCCCTCAAGGCCAGTGCAGCGCAGCCCTATTTTGCCCTCCCCCCCGCGCCCCTGGCCGGGGTGAGCGGCTGGCAGGGAGGCTGAGCGCCATGGCCACGACGACCCTCGCCCCCCACGCGCTGCGCCAGGACGACCGTGACGCTCTCGACCCGCAAGACGACCGCCAGCTCCTGGCGACGGCGCGACAGCGCTTCACCGAGACCCTGGAAGCCACCCAGGAGGACCGCGACCAGCAGGCAGCCGCCGCGCGCTTCCGCGCCGGCGAGCAGTGGTCGGCCGCCGCCAGGGCCGCCCGCAACCTGCCAGGCCAGCAGCGTCCATGCTTCACCATTCCGCTGCAGTCCGTGTACATTCGCCAGGTCGTCAATGCATGGCGCTCCGCACCCCAGGCCATGCGGGTGCGCCCCAAGGCCGGCCCCGCCAGCGTGCAGACGGCGCAGGTGATCGAGGGCCATATGCGCGACATTGAGCAACAGTCGCAGGCGCAGATCGCCTACGTCACCGCGCTCGATCAGGCCGTGGGGCAGGGCGAAGGGTATTTTCGGCTCAACCTGGCGTACGCTGATCCGCACAGCTTCCAGCAGGTCATTCGCATCGGCGCCATCCCGAACCGGCAGTGTGTGTTCCTGGATCCGGCGGCGCGCCATCCCTGCGGCCTCGATGCGGAATTTGGCTTCGTCATTGAGCAGATGAGCTGGTCGCGGTTCTGCTACACGTATGACGTCGACCCAGGCGAACTCGAACTCTGGCATGTGCAGCGCGATGTCCCCTGGCTCACCGCCACGACGGTGCAGGTGGCCGAGTATTTTTACCGCGCCTGGGAGACGGACACGCTGCAATGCCTGCGCGATGGCAGCATCGTCAAAAAGTCCGTCGCCGGGGACACCTTCGACGGGTATGTGTTGGAGGAGCGGGAGACCCAGCTCCCCTGCGTCTACTGGGCGAAACTCACCGGCATGCACGTGCTCGAAAAGACGCGCTGGCTGGGGGAGTACATCCCGCTCATTCGCGTGCCCGGGGACGTCAGCATCCTCGACGGCAAGGTGCAGCACACCGGCATGGTGCAGCCCTCGATGGACGCGCAGCAGAGCTATAACTATTTCGTCTCCGCCCAGACCGAAGCCATTGCCATGGCCCCCAAAGCCCCGTTCCGGGTCACGCCGCAGCAGGTGCAGGGCTTTGAGCAGTACTGGAACCAGGCCAACAACGCCAACCTGCCCTACCTCCTGTGGAACCCGCAGGTGATCGGCACGACGCTGGTGCCCCCGCCCGAGCGCATGGTGGCCGAGCCGCCAGTGCAGGCGATCTCGCAGGCCAGGATGATGGCGGCCCAGGACATCCAGTCGACGCTCGGCATGTTTAGCGCGGCGATCGGGGAGCCCTCCAACGAAAAGAGTGGCGTGGCCATCCAGGAGCGGCGCGGGGAATCGAACCAGACCACGGCCAATTACGCCGGCAACATGGGCTGGGCGCTGGAGACCTGCGGCATGCAGGTGCTGGACCTGATCCGTGCCCTCTACGACACGCCGCAGACGCTGCGCACGCTGGCCCTGGACGGGGAGGCGAAAGCGGTGCCGGTGAATCAGCCCTTTGCCGGGGCGGACGGCCAGCCGCAGGCGCACTGGCTGGGGCAGGGGGCATACGAGGTCTATGCGGACAGCGGCCCGAGCTATACCTCACAACGCGAGATGGCTGCTGACAAGCTCGGGGAACTCAGCAAGGTCCTGCCGCCAGAGATGCTCAGCGTTGTGGCCGATCTCTTTGTGGGGAGTCTTGATATTCCCTACAGCCAGGAGATTGCGGCACGCTTACGGACACTGGTGCCCCCGAATGCGTTAGCGGCCACTGAACAAAAAGACCCCGCTACGCATGTGGCGCAGTTGCAAAATCAAGTGCAGCAAGCAACACAAGCACTTCAGCAGATGCAGCAACAGTTACAGGAGTCTGCGCAACAAAGTGAAGTGGCTACACAGCAAGTCAAGCTCTTAGAACAACAGGTCGCTGCTATGCAGGCTCGCTTAGCTGACAAAGCTGAAGAAAATCAACTTACAGCCCAGAAGAATCAGATGGATTATGACGTTGATATGGGCAAATTACGGATTGAAGAACAAAAGCTTCTGTTGCAAGCGCAGCAACAACAGAATGGCATGGTCAATGATCGTACGGAATAGTATAATTATAGCGAGACGTGTAGAGATTGCGGCTCTACACGCCCCTAATCATAGACCACAACTAGATTGGAGTTGCGGCCCATGCCTCGTAAAAGCATACCTATGGCAGAACGTTCTGTCGAAGAGCAAGCACACATCCGACGTATCCGGCGTGCTGCAAACCGGCGTTACCATGCGAAAAATCGGGCATTGGTCAATGCCAAAAAACGAGCGAAACGCGCAGAGAATCCAGTGCATGAGCGTGCACTTCGTCAGGCAGCACATGCGGCTCATCCTGAGCGATCTGCGAGCTATAGCCGCGCCTATCGTGCCAGGCATCCTGCACGTGCCCGCGAGATTAACCGTGCCTGGAAAGCGAGAAATAAGCCCAAAACTGCGGCCTATGATAAAGCGCGGCGCGCAGCACATCCTTTGCTCTTGCTCGAACGATTGCGGCGATGGATTGCGAATAATCAAGAGCATGTGCGCGCGCAAGCCCGGGCATGGCATCACAAGAATCCTGAGCGCAGTAAAGCCCTCCAGGCTCGGAACCAGGCGCGTCGTGCAGCGGCCCCCATTAACGATTTTACGGCTGAGCAATGGGAAGCCCTCTGCACAGCAGTGGACTATCGCTGCTGTTACTGCGGGAAGGTCTTTCCTGCCGAGAAGCTTACGCCTGACCACCTCACACCCTATGCGAAGCAAGGCAGCAATACGCTCCACAATATCCTGCCCTGCTGTGGGTCCTGTAATAGCCGCAAGAAAGACCGCGACGTCCTCTGTCCCGTGCAGCCCTTTCTCCTGCTTCCTGACGAGGACGCTGCCGCCGAGTAACCCTCCAGCTCTGCGCCTTCTCGCGCGGCTGGAGGCGCGCGAAGGAGACGCCTATGCCGATTGAAGTCTGGGGCAGTGACGAAGCGGGACACCTGATGCTGATGCCCGACCCTTCCCCGCCCGCCCCCGCGGCCCCGCAGGCATCCACCCCGCCCGAGGGCGAACCACCCCTGCCGGGCGCCGATGCGCCGGCCCCGGTGGCCGAGCCGCCCCCCGCCGCGGCCCCACCCGACGACCTGGCGGCCCTGCGTCGCCTGATCGAGGAGCGCG